ATGAAAGAATTGAGGACCCAACACACGGCGCTCTATTCTATCATGCAGATTATGTGAGTCCAAAATGGAAAAACATGGAAAAAACAGCAGTAATAGGCAGACACATTTTTTACAACAGAAAGGACTTAAAACAACTATGAACGCAAAGGTATCAGATTTAATTAAGTTAGATTCGACATTTGTTATTTGTTTGACATTAATTCTTTTAACCACAGTTGGAAGTATGTCGTATTATTTCATTAAAGATAGAACATTGATGGCAGGAAATATTGATGGTGCGATAGCAAAGGGAATTGACCCACTATCTGTCCGTTGTTCGTATGCCAAGAGTGATGATTTAATTTGTGTTGCATTTGCGGCTTCAGCACAATCTCATAATGTAGCATCGTCCGCTAAAAAATAAAAAAGGAGTTTTTGTTATGGCAGTTCAACAGTTGAGCATTAATCAACTATCGCAACCAGACCGTGAAAAGTTGTTTAAAATCGTAAAAGAATGTTCCGATTCAATGACACGAATCGAAGGTGAAAACGATTTTATTCGGGAGAGTATTGCAGAGACCGCAAAACAAATGCAATTACCTAAAAAACTGGTTGCGAAGTTGGTGAGAGTTTATCACAAGCAAAACTTTGATGAAGAAGTTGCTGTGAATGAACAATTTGAAAATCTATATGAAAGTGTGGTGAAATAATGTCTAAATTTACTTTTGTTTGTCAGGAAGAATCTATGCCTTTTGTGCATAGCATTCAATCTAAAAGAACCGTTGAGTTCAATGCAGAAACATTGGATGATATTTTGAATGAGTTTGAAATGTTCTTGCGTGGTGCAGGATTTCATTTTGAGGGTCATTTGGATTTCGTAAATGAAGATGATTTTATTCAATTTGAAAATGAAGAAGATGACCTCGAAGAATCAAAACAAAGATGGAATGCCACAGTTCATTCATTGATGAATCCTCCTAAATTTCGTGCCAATGCAACCACTTGCGAAGTGTGCGGATTGAACAAAGAAATGATGGCAACACATCATTGTTATGACGATAATTGTCCTGTTCACGCACCACAATCAGTATGTAAAAGTGAGGAATAATGCCAACAAAAGATGAAATGGCGAAGTTTGCCAAAGCCATTGACGCTCTTGTTTCCAAAACTGATTACAATCACATAGAAGCGATTGTAGAATACTGTAAACAAACTGGACTTGAAATAGAAGTGGCGGCAACATTAGTAAACGCCAATTTAAAATCTAAGTTGGAAGGTGATGCTATGGATAATAACATGTTGAAAGAGAAAAGTTCTCGTTTACCTTTATGACTGGTTATGAAACATTTGGAATATACGAATCTTTAAAACTACATTTCTCAAAGGACACATACGATTTTTTCAAATACAATGGTAAAACAAACCATTCGGTTCAGTCCTTTGAAAATCGTAAAGACAAGTATCATTTCTATAAACTTTCCCGAAAGTATACCAACAAGGATGCCTTAATAGATTTCTTGGTTGCCAACTTTCTGGAAGACGATAAAACATGGGTTGGTAAACTTTTAGAAGAAGATGCTGATATAAGATATCGTAATCGTCAAAAAGTCGTCCAAAGTCTTTCCTATGCGTTTGAGAATGATTGTAGAACAGTCTTTGAGAATCTAAGTGACCCAAATGAGGTTATCAAAACAGATGGCGATTACCCGGTATTATTGACAAAGGCATTACGCAAAGAGATTACAATTGAAACTTTGGTGATACTGAATAAAATTCTAAATTTCTTTCCGATGTGGGATAAAAAAATCACCGATACAATTCGTTGGCCTGATTTTAGGCGTAAATGTGAAAAGTATGCCTCATTTTTACCACAAGATGTTGTAAAATTCAAGTTGATATTGAAAAAGGTTTTGGAATGAAAAAATTATACCTTGATATGGATGGCGTTCTCTCTGATTTTGAGGGTGCATTTTCTGGTCATTATGGACCTGACACCTTAAAGAACCGAGAAAAAAAGTTATGGACAGAAGAATGGCCTAATTTCATTTTAGAGAAAAAAGGATTCGAATCTCTTCCTTGGTGGCCAGGTGGCCAAGAAATGGTCAAGTTTGCAAAAGAACTTGCCAAGAAAGGGATTGAAGTAGAAATTCTGACTTCATCTGGTGGTGAAAAATATCACAATGAGGTGAAAGAGCAGAAGATTGCTTGGTTAAAGAAAAATGGTATTGCATTTAAACCGAATGTTGTGCCTGGTCGTAAACATAAGAGAGATTATGCAGGACCTGGCATTGTTTTAGTTGATGATACCTTAGATGTTATTCAAGCATTTAATAAAGCAGGCGGTATCGGCATACATCACAAAGATTTGGGCGATACTATTGAAAAAATAAAAACCCTGCTTGCATGAACACTAAATATAAGATACATTATGTTTATGTGAATAAGTCGTTTATATACCGTTAATACTCCGTTTATACGAAAGGAAATACAATGAGTAGTTTTGCAAATTTAAAGCGTGGTCGCAATGACTTCGCTAAACTCACAAAGGCTATTGAAGCCACAACCCAAACCGCTGAAAGCGGATCCAAAGAAGATACCCGATTCTGGCAACCTGAAGTAGATAAAGCAGGTAACGGCATGGCTGTTATTCGTTTTCTACCCGCACCTGCCGCTGATGGTGATGATGCTCTACCTTGGGTTCGTGTGTTCTCTCATGGATTTCAAGGTCCTGGCGGTTGGTTCATTGATAATTGTTTGACAACTATTAATGAGAAATGTCCAGTTTGTGAACACAACAATACATTATGGAATTCTGGCATTGAAGCAAATAAAGATATTGCTCGTAAACAAAAACGAAAACTATCTTATATTGCGAACATCTTGGTAGTTTCTGACCCTGCCAATAAAGAAAATGAAGGACAAGTCCGTCTTTTCAAATTTGGTAAGAAAATCTTTGATAAGATTACTGAAGCAATGAATCCAGATTTTGAAGATGAGAAAGCAGTCAACCCATTTGATATGTGGGAAGGTGCCAACTTCAAGTTGAAGATTCGTAATGTTGAAGGTTATCGTAATTATGATAAATCAGAGTTTGCGGAAGTATCTGCACTTTTTGATGGTAATGATGAAAAACTTGAAGCACTTTGGAAATCAGAACATGGTATTAAAGAGTTTGCTGAAAAGAAACAATTTAAACCTTATGAACAGTTGAAATCACGCCTCGACAAAGTTCTTGGTTTTGATGGTACTGCCTCTGCAACAAAGACCAAAGCAGTTGATTCAGTTGTTTCTTCAATTAAAGATGAAGATGTGTCCATGATTGATAAATCGATTGGTGATGATGAAGATTTGGACTATTTCAAATCTCTTGCAGAACAAGATTAAGTAATTAATCTCTTTCTTCCAACCCGGCCTTGCGCCGGGTTTTTAACTGGCGTTAACGCTTAGATTATTTGTTCTTTCTATATTCACAACAGAAGGATTTCCAACTTTACCTTGTTGTCTCTGTAACATAGCTAATTTGGAAGATTCTTTAGTTAATCCTAAAACTTCTCCAGTTTGTAAATCTTTGTCACTTAAAAAATTTCCATAATATTGGTCCGCAATCATTCTCACCGGCTTATCACCCATTGCAATAAGTGTTGGTGCTGCGGTTTTTAAAGGATCCCATGTGCTTTCTTTATGTTGGTTATAGTTATCTTTATTTCGATGTTCAAAATGTAAATGTGGACCTTTACTCTGTCCTGTATTACCCATGAGACCAATTATTGTTCCGGGGTCAAGTTCTTGACCCTTTTTAACATTGATTTCATCCAAATGACCAAAACGAAGGAACTCATTGTTTATTGCCAAGGTAATCATATTACCATAACCATTCACCATACCTGCATTAGTTACTTTTGCATAAGTTAAAATTTGAATGGGTGATCCACGAGGAATTCCCGCATAATCAACTCCATAGTGAAATTGAGGTGGCGCTAAAGTTCCATCTTTATTTTTAAATTGTCTCATTCCATATTTTGATGTTACTACCGCCTGGCCTTTAGTAGTTGGATATGTTACATTTTCATCACCAGAAGTTTTTTCCTTTTCTTTTTTAGGTTCTTGCACAGGAGTCTTTTTTGGAGGTTGAGGTGCAGGTGTTGGTGAAGGAGTAGGCGCTGGTGCAGGCGGCGCAGGAGGAACTATTGGTGGCGGAAGTTTAGATACTTTTTCTTCTTGTTTTTTAATTTCTTTTTGTCTTCCTGAAATTAAAACACCGGTTATTGGATCATAAACTTCTTCATCCAAATCCTTTTCTTTCCAATTTAATTTCTCTATTTTTTCTTTCCAAATACTTCTTCTTTTTACCAATGCCTCTTTTTTCACATTTAATTCAGAAATTTCACCATCAAGTTTAGTGCCATCATCTTGCAATTGTTTAACATAGGCATCTCGTTCTTCTTTTTTACCTCTTGTTCGAACTTCATTTACATCAATACCAAAAACATCTAATGCAAGCCAATATTTTAAAGATTCTGCTTCGGTAACCAAAGTGTTTTTGGCCAAAGATAAAAATCTACCTATACCATCAATAGTTTTTATTGTTGCATCTTCTAAGGTGTTAAAAATTACTGATGCTTCTTCTTTGTTAATCAAACCAAAAGAAACTGCATTAAGAAAATCAATAGAGCCTGTTCTGAACCATTCATACCAATCAAAATTTACAACAAAATCTTTAAATTTTATCGCACCAGTTTTTACTCCATCAAAAGTATTTGAAATAAAAGTTCCAATATCAGAAACGGCAATAACCATACTGCCAATTGCAACCATTAAACCGCTTACCAATAAATTAATAATTTTAGAAAAAGAGAATCTACCTTCAGATTCATCTGTTGTTTTTTCTGATTTTTTAGGAAGTCTAACAAATAATTGTTGATTCGACCTAGCATCAGAAATTTCTTTACCTAAAATACCACCTTCCGCCGGTCGGCCGCCCTCTAATTTAACTAACTGTGTGAAACCTTTATTAATCTTTTTAAATTCTTGTGCAATGGTTTTAAAAGAAAGACCCATCTTAGCAAACACTTTTAAAGATGCCGTAAAGTCTAATTTTGTTTTCTCTTGTTCGGCTTTTGGTTTTTCTTCTTCTGAATTTTTCTTTTCTTCTGGAGATTTGATTGTTGTCGATTGCTTAGTTTGAGGTGTAGCTGATTGTTTTACCAATTCCTGAATAATTTTTTCTCTGAATGGTGTTAAAACAAAATCAGAATAACCAGGTTGAGTTGCAGCTTTCATTTGTTTTGACAACAACAAATCAGCCGCTTCTTCATTGGCTTTTTCTTTGACCCTTTTTAATTGTTCCTTCGTTAAATCTTTCCCACCATTTGACAAGATTAAACCAATTTGATTGGAATCTAAAAGTTCGTTGAATTTTTTATTATCCATTTACACAACTCTACTCAACAGGATTGAAGCATTATCAACTTTTTCAACATCTTTTTTAGGAAGATTTTTCGCCAACTTTGTATTATCGGTATGTTTAATGTTTACAACATCATATTCAACAGGTTTCTTTTGTTGACGATGACCCAAAAACATTTCTTTTGAATCATAAATTATTTTTTTACCAGTTGCAGGTTCAACAACAGTAAATGCATTAGAAAGTGTGGAGGTATCGGGACCACCAGTACCAATAGAAGCTACTGCGGCTTCAGCATATTTGGTTCCTTTTTCTTTTGCATGTTTAATTTGTTCTGCATAGTTTTCATCTTTAAAATAAGAATGACTTGCATTGAGACCTGCACCACCTCTGGCCACATTTAAAATGATAAATTTTAAAGCTTCTTCATCACTTTCAAATTTATTCATTCTTTCAATACCCAATTTTACTTTTTTTCCGCCAATGGAACTTGCAAGATACATTAAAGCGGCTTCGGCCGCAATTTTTGGATTTGATGATATCAAGTCTGGATTACTTTCAAGAGGTTGGTTAATTAAATTTCCAACCATTTTATAAGTGTTTTTAAATGTTATTTGTATGTAACCACGCCCACGGTATTTGTATCCATCTCCTGGTTCCGTATTACCCATTTTAAAGCCTCTTGGAGAATAAAGACCGTATGCTATATCATAAAATTTTTCGTTATCATAGAAAATTTTTAAAAGTTCGTCATCATCCATATATTTTCCACCATCCATAGTTTTAAGTTGTGGAAAAACTTCTCTGACTCTTTCTGGACCAGTTAAATTCTTTTTTGTGCCGTATTCATAAGTCCTAGACTTATCTTTTACTTGTTTTATATAACTTCCTGCTCCCATTTCTTTTGCAGATGGACTGATACCCGATTCTTTTGCTGATGTTTGAAGAATTGCTTTTAAAGCATGTTTGTTTGTAAGTCCAAGACTAATTAATTCTTTAACGAGAGTTTTTGCTCTCTCAAAGGTATCTTTTTCATCATCATTTAATTTTTGTTGTTTTGTTTTTTTCTTATCTTCTGGTTTTGGTGCTGGAGCCGGTGCTGGAGCAGGAGCCGGCTTTGTTGGTGCTGGAGCCGGTGCTGGAGCAGGAGCCGGCTTTGTTGGTGCTGGAGCCGGTGCAGGTTCTTCTCTTTTTACTTCTTGGCGTTTAGGTGGAGGAATTTCAGTCGGTTTTTTAGGAGGCATTTTATTTTCTGCCTGAGCAATTCTTCTCTCCGCTTCATATTCTTCTTTTTCTAGTGTATTAATTTTATCAACAAGACGGCGTTTTTTTTCAAATTTTTCTCGGTTACTATTTGCAAGACCTGTAATGTATTCAGATTCTTTTTCAGCAGATTTTCTTGCATTTTCTTTTTGTTTTCTATCTTCTTCTAAAGCCTCTTCAACAATTTTCTCATATTCTTTTTCTTTACCATCAATATCAAAATCTTTTTTACTTTTTTCAAATATAGGTGTGATAATATTGTCTAACTTTTCGGAAATAAAGTTATAAGATATCTTCACTACATTTTTTATTTTTTCATATACAGTTTTAAAAAAGTTTGAAATGAAACCTCCTGCGCCATACATTTTATTGGCAATCAATTTTCTATCGAAAATACCAAAAGTAATACCTTCAATTATACCTGAAAAGAATCCAACAAACCCATTGCCTCCATCGGCAATTTCATCAATCGCTCCCATAATACCATCATATAAAACAAATCCCGCAGTAACAACAATTGCAACTATAGGAGCAAAAGGTCCTGTTGCGGCCGAACTGGCCATGATTGTTGCTAAACGGGCAGTTAAACGGGGAAGTGCTCGTTTAAAAAGTGGTCCTAACTTTTTAAGTAATTCAAATCCTTTTTTTAATAAACCTTTGACAAATGGTTTTCCTTTTTCTCTCCACCATTCAACAATAATTTTTTTAAAGTCTAATTTTTTAAAAAAGTTTTTAATTTCTCTTTTAAACCTGTTAATTGTTTTAACGAGTTTTTTAAAAATTTCATTTTTTCTTAACCGTAACATTACTTTTGTTGCAAGTTTTTTAAAGACTTGTTTTAATCTTTTTCGAATAAAGAAACCTAAAATACCTCCAGATGAATCGCCATCAGGGTCGGACTTTCTTACTTTTGATTCAATGTATTTTTCTTTACGAACACGAAAATTAATTGCTCTCTCATCTTCTTTTAAAAAGTGAGCATCTTCTTTTTCTCTTGCTTCAATACCAAACGCTCTCACCAAATTGATGATGTTTTGGTTAATTAAATTTAAATTGTGGGAGATTTTACCTAATAAAAGATAATTCTTGGCGGCTTTCTGTAATGTTTTATCGACACCAGAAACTTTACCCAAACTTACTTTAGATGTAAGTGTTTTCTTGATATCTAAGCCAAGTTCGCTGGAGTTCATTTTTTATTAAGCGGTTTTGAAATAAGAATCAATAAAGGAAGAATTATATGCATCAGCAATTTTAGAATCACCGCCAGCAAGTGTACCTTTATTGTTGTTTACAGTAGATGAGTTGACAATATTTCCCATATCAGGTCCAGAATCCATTCTTTGACCCTCTGCAACATCCGATGATAATTGTCCTAAAGAAGAACCCGATGTTCTTGGTGGTACACCATCTTCTGGACTTGGACTAACAGGACCAGCTGAGCTTGATGGTTGTGTACCTGAAGATAAATCTTTTGCAGGAGGTAATGATGGCGCACTAGGAGAAGATTCTGGTTCTTTACCAGAAATATTTAATCCTAATTGGCGTGCTATTGGGTCTTTTGATTCTTGTGTGGGTGAACTTTTAATCAAATTAATAATTCTATCACCATCAACACCTCTTGCATTTAATTCGGCACGAAGATTGGGTTCTTCAATTGGATTACCTTTCATGTCGGAGAATCCAGACATGGATTTAGGGTCTGGTTTTACACCAAACTTTTCAAGTAATTTGATTGCATCTGTTTTTGTATTTACCGGTTCTACTTGTTCCTGTCTATCATTTCTTCGTGGGTCATTTTCCGCAAAACTTTGACGAGCCGCTTGTGCCTGTTCGTTACTTAAACCAGATGTTACGGGTGCGGGCGGAGTTTCGGGTGTAGGTGAAGAACTTGGTGCAGATGGAGGTGTAGTTGCATCAGGTCTTGCTCTCTTTTTGAAAGGTCTAAAACCAGGAATCGTAATATCTGATAAACCTATTTTTTGTGTTTTACCACCAAGACCAGGTACCCAATCAGGAACTTTTATATCGAAAGATGCCTTTGAAAGTGGAATAGTAAACTTATCCCAACCAATATTATCTGACATCCAGTTTACTACTCTATCAAACATTTCCGTAAAGAATGTTATGATTGGTTTTAATTCTTCGGATAATTTGTTTAAACTTTCTCTCAGTTCTTTTTCACCAAATAGACCACCAGTAATAAAATCTAAGAAACTGCCAACACCTTTAATTAAAGTCTCTTTTACAATATCCGTTTCAGTAATCTTTTTCCAACCTTCTTTGATTGAATTAAAAAAACTCTCAACCCATTCCATAGGTTTGAAACTTTTTTCGAACCAAGTTGCAATATCAGAACCAAATGTAATTGCTGAACCAATAGCGGCCATCAATCCAAAAAAGATGAGTGTACCTAATTTTTTAATTGCACCCCAAATGGCACTTAAAATGCCACCACCCTCATCACCTGCGGCCGCCTTCATTGCGGTTTTAGGTTTACCATCTTTGTCAACTGCAACCGCTTTTGCTTCTTGTTTTTTTCTAGTAGCTTCTAATTCTGCTTCTCTTTGTTCTTCTGTCTTAAAGAATTTGTCGGCTTTTGTTGAAGTTTCTTTTGCTTTCAACTTTACCAACTTAACAACATTCTGACGAAGCACATTCACATCTCTCGCCATTCCAGGTAATGAAATGGAATTTTGAGCGATAATTTTAAGAAATCCTAAACTATCTTGGTTTATTGATGCTGATTCACCTTGGCTTTCTTTAGAAGATTTTGTAGAAGAATCTTTTTTAGAAACTTTAGAACGAACAAATGTGGAAAAAATATCTTTCCCACCAAAAAAACTTCGAATAGTTTTTTCTCTCAAATCACTTTCGTCTTTTGTTTTTTTAGTTTTACTAAAGTAATCTTTTAAGGCCATTTATCTTTTTCTCGTTTGTTTCTGTAATTCTATTCTTTGTTTTTCTTCTTCAAGGTGTTTAATCAATAATGCCAAGTAGATGTTTCTCTCCCAAGGCAACATGTTTTCAAGTTCAGTCAAACTATACTTGTGGTACTGCATTAAAGCAAAGTTTGTCTGATAGTAATTGCTCAAGGTATCATAACGAAATGTTAACCGAAAAAACTTTGTAGTCCTCTAATCGCAATATCTTCTTCATATGCACATTTTGGACATTTGAAATGCACATCTTTCTTAACTTCGGGCATTGTATCAAAGAACACTTTGATTTTTTCTAAATGCGATTGTTGTAAACTGTCCACGAATTCTTCCAACTCTTGTCTGGTTGTATCTTTTGCATAATAGA